ATTTGACACAACGGAACTGCTCTCCGAAGGCATTTGTGCGGACAGTGTTGAGTGCCGTAATCCTGTTTCGGATATAAGTACCCGTAAAGAATCCCAATCATGTTGCAATGCTACGTTTGAGACCTCATCAACATCCCTCTTGTAGTGATCAATAGGGAGTTGACCCTGTGCATATTTAGTGCGAGGGAAGTATTCGCATGCACCCTTCTCTTGTGCCAGTTTGTTCGATGCTTTGAGCAGGTAATACTGGAAAGATTCAGTCAGTTGGTGGACTGCATCCCATGCCTCTTGACTGTCGTAGTTGAACCCAAGTTTGGCAAGGTAGTGTGCCAGACCAATGAACCCAATACCCAGTGAGCGACGTGCTTTTGTGCTGATTTCTGCTGCCTTGACAGGATATTCCTGATACTCAATCAGTTCATCCAGACCACGGACAGACAGTTCACACAGGTCCTCTAGTTCGTCGTCGGAGCGAACCTTACCTACGTTGATAGCAGACAGGATGCACAGAGCAATTTCACCTGCTCCATCGATGTGCTGGATGGGGTCTGTAGGCAGGGTGATCTCCTGACACAGGTTGCTCATCTTCACCTTGTCAGTGAACGAGGAGTGACTATTGCAGTGGTCGATATTCATGATGTAAATACGACCTGTCTCTGCCCGTTCCTTCAGGATGGAGAGGATCAGTTCCTGTGCACCGATGGTGGTGCGGGGGATGGACTCGTCTTGTTCGTACTGGCAATAAAGACTGTCAAAAGAATCAGTGCCGAAAGCGTCGAAAAGACCAGGTACAGCGTGCGGAGAGAACAGTGAAATGGTTCCGTTCTGGATGAACCGTTCGTAGAACAGTTTGCTGAACTGGATTGAGTAGTCGAGTTTCCGGACACGGTTGTCTTCGGTGCCTTTATTGTTCTTCAGGACAATGATGTCCTCTAT